CAGTTTGTAGTAACGGAAATATTGATTACCGATAGCACCATATGCAGAGTTGAGTTGAATCTTGCGAGCCATCTGAATATTGTTGCATCTTGCAATCTCCTTCTCCAATGCCTTAGTCGGAGTCTTTTCATAATCCTGTTTTGCAATAAGCATCTTCTTCTTGTAGATGGTGCGATCCTTATAAATCTTCTCCATCAATTCAGGTAGAAACCCACGAACATCTTTACGATACATGGCACCATTAGCACACACTGCACTGTCCTTATACAGTTCAAAGGTCAGTTCTTGGTTAAGTATCTTATCAACTGTAACTGATGGGTGCCTGGTCTCTCGGAGTGTCTCTGGAGAGATGTTGTACTGCATAATAAGGTGAGGATAGAGAGAGTTAAGGTCAAAAGACACAACCCAATCATACTTTCCCGGAATCGGTTCTTTAACATATGCTCCTGCATATTTTGCATCCTTGTCTGAACGTTCTTTGGGTGGAATTATAATGTTTCTCTTTTTGAGATAATTGTAAATGATCGCATCCCACATACGAACTTGATAAAACACATCACTATAATTCACCTTAGCATCATATGCCATAGTGATTGCAAGTTCAATCAATTTCATCTTGTCTTCCATACGGTCAACAAGTTCCACGTCAATGATGTTGTAAGAAGTAAATTTATTCCAAGACTCTTGTTTTATATCAACATCTACAATATTATAAATATATTTGAGAGTTTCTTTATCAATATTATCTATGTTATCTTCTACCCAGTCTAAATGTTCAACATTATCTGGATTAAATTTAAATGGAAGTTTCATATTTCCTGAATGCAAATATACGAAGTGGTATTGGAATATTATTAAAAAAAGATTAAATGAAGAACCAAAAGGGTATTATGAAAGACACCATATTATACCAAAATTTATGGGAGGGAGCAACGAAAAGAATAATTTATTGAAAGTAACTGGAAAAGAACATTACATACTACATCTTTTATTGATGAAAATTTGCGAAAAATTAGATAATAAAAAAATATATGGAAAAAGTGTATATTCAGTTTTATGTTTTACTATGTCATACTATCATAAAGATCGTCACATTGTTCCAAGTAGAGTGGTTGAATTATTAAGAATTGAAATGAGTAAATTAAGAAAAGGGATGCATCCACCTAACAAAGGATTGACTCATAATCAAAAATCTAAACAAAAAATGAGAGACAATCATTGGTTAAAAAATGGCGGAATTCATCCTATGCTAGGAAATTCACATAAAGAAGAAAGTGTTGAGAAAATGAGGATTAATAGTACCAAACAATGGTGGGATGCTTATTCTCCAAATGGAGAATATTTTCCTAAAGTATCTTTGAATGAAATGGTTAGGAACCATAATTTGAATGCAGATTGTATAAGAAGATTTAAGAATAGAGTAGTGCCAGAAATACCAAAAAGAGTAAAATCTCAAACAAAAGAATCTAGATTAAACACTACAGGTTGGTTATTTATTCTTTTGTAATTTATCTCTCAATAAAGAACGTATTTTTCCTTTATGACGTAATGAACCCGGTTCAACTTCTTCATCCAAAGAAACATTAAATTCACCACTATAAAACTCTTTAAATGTATCAAACTCAGAGTGATCAAGTTTCTTTTGCCCAAGTTCCACACTGGCAATATAATCCAACCGATAAGACTCTTGTGCCTTATAAGTGAACTTCTTATACAGATTCAGATAATCAAGTTGCGTAATACCCCCAACATCATAAGAGATCTGTTTACGACCCATTACAATAGTCTCACGTTCAGTCACCAATCCCCAAGGTGAGAGTCGTTTCATCAACTTCTCACCAAGAATACGCTCAATACGCCTCACCAAATAAGGCATATCATATAGTTCACTATTCCATCCAGTCACAACTTCAGGAGTATTAGTCTCAATCATCCACCAGTTTATAAAGTCATTCAGTAACTCATATTCGGTTCTGAAACTTTTGTAGATAATATTCTCTTGCTTATTATTAAATGGACCCTGACCCCAGGTGCGAATCTGTTTGGTAGTATAATCCTGCAAAGTAATAAGAAGAACCTCTTCTGCTGCTGACTCTACATCAGGGAATCCATTCTCAGTCTTTACCTCGATATCAATCGTAGATATTTTGATTTTTGTAGTGTCAAACTTTACTTCTTCTGGATACATCTCAGAAATATACTGACAGATGTATCGGTCATTACCATAGACCTTAAAGTTTTGGACACCATCATATTTCTTGATGAACTCTCTACAATCACGAACAGTTCCCGGATCTATTGATTCAACATAATCCCCCTCAAGAGTTTTATATTTTGTTTCTTTATTGGAAGGAACAAATAATGTAGGATAAAATTTTTCTCTTGTAGCAAAATGCCTTCCATTCTCATATCCACGCACAAGAAAGTGGTCACCTACCATTTGAACGTTTGTGTAAAACCTTTGTGACATGAGTAATAAAAAAAGTTTTAAATAATTTTTTCTAAGTAATTTTTAAGTAAGTCTGGTTTAGGAACTGTCATTGTAATTATTTTATCAGATCCAATCTTAAATTTATTTTCTATTGTAAATTCACTTAACCATGAAGATAATGTTCCGTTTGAATCACATACAAAAGGTTTTGTAAGAATATAATCAGGATCACCAATTTCTATAGCGATAGTTCTATCAATTTTAGAAATTAATACAGTTCCATCATTTAAAATAATTAAATTTACATCATTGTCCACTAATCATTTCCTCATAAAGGTTTTCAATTTCTTTTACTGGTGTTACTATAGAAAATACCCAATCAGGTGCAACAATAATTTCCGGGTCTGATGTAATAGGAATCCATGGTATAAAATTTACACTGACATCTTTACCATCTTGTTGCTCTTTTCTATTGGGTTTGCTATTTTTTTCACCCTCTAAAAGAAGAACTTCTTCTTCATCATCATTATGAGAAATATCGACGATATATGGATTTTTGAATATGTATCCATGAATTTTTTCTTTAGATTCTTTAGAAATTAATTCTTTGATATCAGAAATAACTGATTCTCCTGATTTTAATAGTGCAATCTTAATCGACATTTTTAATTTACCTCTCCGAGTATTATAGCATAAAAAAGGAGGGGTTACAACTGGATTTTGCCAGTTCCCCTCTGCGACGACGATATTTTTGAGAAAATATTCATAATATATTTAGCACTTTGCATTTCCATCCCTTATGATGGTTTCTTTTACCTTTCGACACAAGGGACATATTTCTATGATCTAAGTTATTCTGCTCACAAGTCTTTCTCAAACTGGTAGTTTCTATTTTATCTCCTTTTGGGTCTATAAGTTGATATGTATATCTCTTATATTTTTCATTTGTGTTATATTTCTCTTTCTTCTTATATTTCTTACCACCTTTCCAATTCCAGTGTAGAGAACCCGTCATACTTTTGCTTCTCTTTTCTTTCTTCTTATATTTCTTACCACCTTTCCAATTCCAGTGTAGAGAACCCGTCATACTTTTGCTTCTCTTTTCTTTTGCGATTTCGTATAGGTAAGAATTGAAATATCTACCTTTACTTTTCATATTGATATGGGCACATAACATTTTCTGTGTTCTTTTACTTTCTACCCCATATCTTTTTTCACACATCTTTTGTAGAAGTAGGTGTGCAATATAATGTTCTCTTCCAGTGAGCACAACTATTCTGTCATTGTTACCGAATATACTTTTCGGAAATACGTGGTGTCTTTCTGTGTAACCTTTAGGACAATCTCTATCCTCTGCCCTTTTAATAAGGTTACAATAAACCTTTAAATAATTCATTCTACTCTAATTTGACCGCATATGTATTTATAATAAAAAAGAGGGATTTTCACCCTCTTCCTGATAGATTGCGGTCAAATCAGGTAATTTTATTTATTCAGTTTTATCGGTTAGGGTATCAAAACCATACCTTCTTCTGATGATGCTCTGGTACAATTCTTCCCAGAACAATACTTAACAACCCATCCTCAAATTCAACTGATCTAACTTCCGTGTCCTCTGCCAATGTCCAAGATCTGGTGAAAGATCGTTGAGCCATTCCTCTGTGGACATAGGTGGTTTCTGATTCTGTATCTTCTTTCTGTCCTTCGACAAAGAGTTTTCCGTCTTGTGTGTAGACATTTACTTCTGCTTTCCTAAATCCTGCAAGTGCAAGTTCTAGTCTTGATTCTACTGCGCTGACCGTGACTAGATTAAATGGTGGATAATTCTTCGTTGTTTCGTGGAGATTAAACAACCTATCGAAGTATTCATCCATTCCTATGCTATTCCTATTTATGCGTTCCATCAACGCAGGCAGGTCCGCAGCAGTATACCGTGCAAGGTTTCCCATGATTCTTAGCTCCTTTAAAAGCGAGTTTGTGTTTTGTGGACCCCGGAGGCATCCATACTTATTTATAACAAAGCATAAAAAAAACGGAGTGTTGAACTCCGTAGATTTTTATTACGGGTATTACGCATTGAAAACTAACAAGAGTTTTCCGTAGTGAATACCAACTAAAATTTGAAGATGATTGAGTATTGGAGGGTGAATACTAACAAGAGTATTATCGTGTGAATACTAACTAAAAGATTTGAGGATGATTGAGTATTTTCCGTTGAAAACTAACTAGAATTTTAGAGAGTGAATACTAACGAAGACGATCCTCAACAATCATTTCACGCAATACATACCACACCTCTTGTATTTTTTTATCCACCGTAGACCTCTCAGTTTTGAAGGAATTATATTCCTTATCATCAGCACCAATGGACAAAGACTTTCCTTTAAACTTAGAAACTCCTGGTCTCATATGTTGCTTATAATTTGATGAAGCCACACCTTGCTTTTCGTGAAAGGATTTACATCCAAAGTAATTCTCTTTACTCCACTTCCAAAACACATTCAGTTTTTTGCCTTCATTCTTATGACCAGGAGGAAATCCTCTCTTACGGAGGTCTCCATTAGGACGAAGAATAGATGCTACTACAGTATAAAGACGACTTATTGATTGAATTGCATTCAGTTCTCCACTCTTACTCTTACTGTAATGAAGTCCAACTGCCGACATCAGGTCTTCTCCAGTAAAAGTAGAATCTGAATCTAAATCAAAAATACCATCTCCCATTAAACGTCCAGCAAGTTCGTGCTTTTGGTTTTTAATAAACTGAGTTACTGCATCATCGTCACCATAATCGTAATAATTATCAAAACCATAACCTTGTGTTCTGGCAGGATTAAGATCTAGATTGCATTCTTGTATAAAATCAAACTTATGCTGATTTTGTTCTTGATATTCTTGTTGAGTGATTGGTTTGAATTTCTTAAGTCGTTTGAATGCTTCTTTATCTCTCTTTAGGAATTGATTGATTGACCGAATATCTGCCTCATCGGTAGATATTCCATACACTTTCATAAACACACTGTTACTCTTACGATGCTCTGGGTCATACCCTGCAAGTTTTCTCACCACAGGTGTTTTCTTTTGTGGAAAAAGAAGTATCGTAATTTGACGTTTTTCTGCGTTTCTATACAGTTCTTCTAACTCGCCAATAAAAAATGCATGAGCAAGGCTCAATCCACCTTCTACTCTTTCTCGAAGGTGGGCATCTTCAATTACAATAACATCTCCACTTTCAAGTCCATCAATATCAAGATTAATCAGACGTTTTTGAGGTAGTTTCAAATAAGCAATATCTCTATTGCTATCATAGATGTGAACTTTTCCTTGCCCAACATCTGCAGTAAATAAATTCATTTTTTTTAAAATCAAGGTAAACATTAAGTATTACTGAAAACCAACTAGGGGGTTTTAGTTTCTTCGATAAGTATTAACGCATGAATACCAACGAGAGTATTAGTGGGTGAATACTGATTGACCCGAAGACTTATATTATAGATCTAATTTAGTCTTCTGTCAACCTGTCTGATGAGTATTGAGTCGTGAAAACTAACTAGAGTTTTTCTCCTTGAATACTAACTGCTCAGACTCAGATATCGTAGCACATAAAAAAGCACCCTGTCAAGAGTGCTTTGTTTTTTATTCGGTTTCTTCTGTCCTTTTCTTCTTCGACCCAATATTGTATTTGGTCTCAAGAATCCAGTCTTGTTTATCTCTAAATGCAAGAACCTTAATCTGATTTAGTGGAGCAATATCTTGTATTTTATCAGCACTAACGATGCTAATAAGACCCCAATCAGCAAGTAATTGAGCAATACGATTACGTCTTTGAACATCGTTCAATGTCAGGTTTGCGTGTTTGCCATCAAGTGCAAATAGTTCCTTAAAATGTACAAGGTAATATCTTCCTTGTTTATGTAGAATGTGACAGGACTGGTAGATTTTCTTTTCCTTCCTAGACGCAACTCCGATACGAGTCAAAGTCTCACGCACTTTCAGAAAGTCATCTGGTTCTCCTAGAACCACTTCCACCATTTGGTCTGGTGTCCACTTCACTTCAGCTTCTCTAACAACACTCATCTTTTTCCTCCAGTATCAAATTTCGATTTAATAAAATTAAGTTGTTCTTTTGTTAGAATTTTCAAAGCCTGTTTTGCCTTTTCATTACTATAACCATAATAACGTTTGACATAATCTAGATCTTTGATCTTATCTTGTCGGATCCAGGGAGAAAATCTCTTCCTTTTCCTCACAATATTTATAAAGAAGTCGTATTGTAACTTCTTGGGAAGGAAATTATACTTATTCATTTCATTCGTAAACATCAAGGTATCAAGATGACCAGAGAAACAACGATTGATGATATAAGGAGGATATTCTTTTTCAAGTGAAGGATCTTCATCAATCAAATGCTTCTTGGTTTGATTGATAGAGTTGAGCCAGTCTTTCAGTTCCATTATCTAATAATCTCAATTTGCGAGTTGACTTTCCAGAGTTCTAATTCAGTTCTTAACTTTCCCTCATTTTTTAATTTTTCATAACGTTTAGATGCCTTTTTTTTCCACCATTCAATAACATCTTCAGGTTCATAACCAAACTTAGAAATATAGAAACGTTTCTTTTCTGTTAATTTTTTTGCATTTTCGATACAAAGATTAAACTCATCTAGTTTGGGATGTTGTTTAAGAGAATTTCTAATGATAGAAATCATCTTAGTTTGAATCTTCAATTTTTTTGAAGACTTATCTGCAGATATTAAACGCTCACCATTATTTGCATTATCATTAAACCACCAAAACATTTTTCTAAAATATTCATCATGAAATAATGGAAGAAAATTACTTTCAGTATCTCCAACATGTCTAAGAAAAGGTTTAAGACCATCATACATCGAAACTCCTTTTGTAGTTCCATACAAAGAAGTTGTTTCAAAATACTTCAAATCAGTATTATACTTTTCGTCAAACTGCCTTTTAAGTTCATTAGATGATGCTAGGAGAGCAAGTAATTTACCACCCAAATAATTAAACCCAAATGGTTGTACTGGGACAATATTAAATCCCATAACAAATTCTTTATTAATTTTAGATAAAGGAATAACTTCTTTAAAATAATTATTCCTTGGTTTTGAATTTATAGTAGGAGATCCAAATCTAATAACACCAACAACTTTATTAGTTGTATTTTCAACCACAATCCATTTCAAAGTTCTTCCTGGAATTGCTTCTTCAATTGGATTTGAAGCAGTATCATGAAGTATTTCAGAATACAGTTCTTGATTATATTTGGTAGTAGGTTTCGAACTAGTATCCACAACATGAATGCTAAAATCCATGTCATTTGGATGAATGTGAAAATCCGAAAAAATATCATCTTCAGGTCCAAATAACTTAGAAGATGATTTACTAATTCTACTTTCCTTTACAAACCTAAGGTAATCATCAATA